AGCTTCCTTTTGTTTCTTAAAAAATTCATCTCTAAATTGTTGGTATTTATAATAGCCTAACAATCCTTGTTTGTTAAGCATAAATTCTAATTCTTTCTCTTGCTTTTCTATTGCTTGTTTAGCTTGGTAAGCAGCAAGTACATCACCAGTGCCCATCTTGGCTTTCTGTTGAATAGATTGACTTGCTCCAAAATATTTGGTTAATGCTGATCCAGCATCAGCTATCTCTCGTCCGTTGTTTAGTGTCTGTTTAATGACAGAGAAAGCTGCGTTGGCAATGGCTAATTCTGCTAGCATATCCATAACCTCTTTGAGTATTCTTGTGTAGTAGTGTAGGGCTTCCCTATAGGTTGGACGGACAAGTACTCAGGTGTCTTTATAGATACTTGCGGCTCAATAACCTGCACCTGCCCCGATGGTGGGAGGGTAGGTGACAGGTGTACCGGGTAAAGCTCAATAGGGCTTGACCACATTTTGTTAGGCTTTTGCCTTTCTTTGAGCAGTTTTAGATAGCTCATTCATATGATAAAGGTACTTACTAGTAGGGCTATGAGTTACATTAGACATAAGCTTACCCTTACCATCCTTATGAGTACCCCGCTTATGTTCAGTACCATCTTTAAAGTAGTGTTTAACACCCTTCATTTCTTCCACCCCTCTTTACCACTTAGTTTTGTCAGCCCAATAAGCTGCACTCATCTTACCCTTAGAAATGTTCTTTCCATGACGGGACTTAAAAGACTTACGTTTTGCTTTCATCTTATCAGACTCACCTGATTTAGGCTTACCTGCAGTAGAAGCACCTTGCTCTCCAAAGCGTATCATTTTAATCTTGCTGCCTTCTCTCGCTAATACTACGTGCGATTTAGTAGCATGATTAGGAGTACGCTTTGGCTTGTTGTAACCAGAGAAGGTTTCACCCCTGTACTCTATACTCATACTATGATTCCTCTTCTGTTAAATACTTCATGATGTAATAGTTAGTACAGATCCACTCATACTATATACGGCAGTAGTTCCATTGGTTCCATTGGTTCCATCAACCCCTTTCTCAGCAGCAAGTTGCCATGTCGCTGATGTAGATGCGGATGGTATGACATTGGTACTTGCTAGTAGGGCTACATAGGATGAACCTAAGTATGTCACTGCGTCTAATGGTGTATAAGCGGTGGCACTTGACCACGTACCCAACCATATTGTTCTAACTTTACCTACACTTATGGTACTCATAGGGTTGGGACTCCTGTAATTTTGATCATATAATGCCTAAAAATAATGTGTCGTTAGGGTCTTGCACACTTCCCTCTGCGGCAGAGCGGTTACCCATAATATAAGCAATCCGAATTCTCTGCCCTGCACTGACTGTAATAACTTCACTACGCATAAACGTCACAGAGTTAGTTAAAGCGCTACTGGTTTCCCTATAGACGTAGTATGTGTTGCTACTTTGAGGCGTAGTGGCATTACCTAATGTCATAATGCCATAAAGGGGTGAAGATGTGCCATCAACAGCACCCGTATCATTTGAACCTGTGCTCGTTGCAAGGTTAAACTTGAGGTTATTGGTGCCACCACCAATACCCGTATAACTTAGTACCGCTGCTTGAGCGGGAGATTCAGAAAGATTACCTTGTGTTGAACTACTCACTACGTTTCTGCTAATAGTATTCCAATTATTGTTGTTGCCTGTGTGGAACGTCCAGTTCCGTAATCTAGTTGTTCCTGCCGCATCAATGAGTTGAATAGCGCCAATAGGCGTGTCGTTGTAGTAAGTTGGGCTGACTGTTACCTTATGCCCTATGTATATCCTTACAGAACCACTAGCATTAAATTGAATCTCACTAACACTATAGTTTGCAGAAGTATCGGGTGCCGAATCAAGGACATTGAAACCCGCAAAGGGAACGAATGCTGTGGTTACATCTATCCCAGTTGGAGCTACATAAGGCCATATTACAGACCCATCTAAGTTTATCTCAGTTACATTAACCCCATTGTGTGTGACTGACGTCACTGTATTCATATCTACTATCTGTGTAGTCATATGCTCCACTCATTTATGATTATATAATACCTAAAAATAATGTGTCGTTAGGGTCTTGCATGTTTAGGTTCTTTGGTCCACTTCCTGTAGGTGGTACACCATACGGGTATTTCGATATGTGGATCAAAATGTACGTGGTCTAATATTAATAAATAGCCAGCATCAATAATATCAGCTTCGGTATATGTGTTAGAGTCAGTCAGCTCAGTGCCATCAGAAAGTATTATTGTTTCCGGTATCTCAGTAGGTTCTTGATTATTGTAAGAGTATTGATTACCTTGATATTTACTCATCTTTTCCACCTCAGTTCAGGGCAATAGTCTTTAGACGCTCTCCCCACTTTACGTTTTATGGGGCATCCGCATTTACTACATATAAAACCAAGTAATAAACGAGGACACTCTTTACATGTATTTAGTCTTTCTTCAACTACATCAGATTCCGGATATAACATCAATTGATATCCTTATAGCGCTGAAGTTTGTTGAAGAGGCACCAGCCGATGCGCTATCAAAATCGCTGGATACACCAACCCAGAAATTACCTGAGTAAGAGTTAGCTGATGTTGATACATTACCTACACGAGTACCTGTTGATGCCCAATCTTCCTTACCTAATGTCACCCAAGCCTTAGTGGAAGTTGAGGCTGAAGCTGGTCTATGGGCTATATGCATTGTGTACCAGTTTCCGGGTGTTAAATTAGCTCCAACATTTTGGCTAGTTGTCGTACCATACAGATTTGGGGTAGAGCAGTTACACTGGAGTGATATCCTTGACGAAGCAGCGCCCCAATTCCAAGTCGGTGAACTTCCATTAAATATAGCTAATGATGCATCAGAGCAATTATCACTAACCCATACAGACGTCTGTATTAACTGATATCCAGCTATCGAGTCCACTGTCCTAAGTGGATAACTAACATTTGCAGCACCACCATAAGTCTGAAACCCATAGGTTGCGCTCCAAGCACTAGATGGTGATGTAGAATTGTTAGGCCAAGAAAGACCCGAGGGTGCTGACGTTGCATATAAATTCCATAATAAGGCTGCAGGGGGTACATATGGCCATATAGTATCTCCATTCAAATTCACCTCAGTTACGTTAGTGCCGTTGAAAGTAACACCTGTCGTGGTATCTAGGTCTATTGCTTGTATAGGCATATATCCCCCTTACGTTGTGATATTAAGGACGGAGCCAGACATAGCGTATGTAGCTGCTGCTGGTCCTGTAGGGCCTGTTGGCCCTGCGACTGTTGAGGCTGCCCCTGTAGCACCTGTATCGCCCTTCTCGGCTGATAAAGACCAATAACTGATGTTTGTAGGAACAACGCCTGTAGCACTAGCTACCTTTAGAATGTAAGAGCTTCCACCGCTATATACCCCATCACCCAGAGTGTATGCAGTGTTAGGGTTATAACCACCCTTCCACACCGTCCGTACTTTACCTAAGTTTATAGTTGGCATTAGACTATGACCTCCAATTCACCATTAGCGTTTATTGAGAAGTTAGTGTTTGACGGATTACCATAGTAGTCAATTTCTAACATACCTGTAGTTGCATTCACTGAGAAGTTCGCAAAATCTAGAGTGCCGTTTATAGACCCGTCATCTAGTAATACAGATGTTGCGGATAACGCCTTACCAAAGGTCACACTCCCCGCTGCTGCTGTGGTAGATAGGGTTCCATCTAATAGAACATAGTAAGTTGACCCTACAGTTAAAGCAGTTTGGTTGGTTGATACCCCACCTTTAAGCATTATTGTTGCTGTTTGGGCGTTTGTGTACGCAGTCGTTGAAGTGCCTAAAAAGTTAGTTGAGGTTAGATTTGAAACCGCTGGAATGAATGTATCAAATCTATTTACTACAGACTGCCCTTTTATAGACACCGTATTATACCATGACGCTACAAACTCCCCCTCTGTGTTTGGGTCAAAGGCAACAGACATGTAAGAACTGTTACCTACTTGAAATGCATTGACATTACCTAAAGTAATATTAGAACCTACAAGGGTACCTTCTCTTACAATGCCAGAGTCACCTATATTGTTTGCAGGTATATCTCGATACGATATTAAAAACCTGCCGAATTTATTCGGGTCAAAGGATAACGAGATGTTAGCGACCTCTGTCGTACTGAATACAGCTATAGCTACTACTGTTATAACACCCCCATTAATGTTCAAAACTGATGCACCACCCGTTTTTGGAGATACCATATCCTCATAAGCAAGTATCAACTTACCTGCATTAGCAGGATTAGGGTCATACTCTATTTCTGGTATTTGGATCCATTGAGAGACAAGTGTATATACATTTCCAAAAGTCAAAGTGGAACCTGTTAACGTACCTACTACACCTCGACATGAGGTTGAAGTGTATTGATAGACGATGCACAATTGTCCAGCGTTATGCGGGTCAAAGGCTACTGAGTTGGTGTGGCATAACACGGAGTTAAATATAACTGGTGTGTAAAAACTAACAGTAGTGCCTGAAATTGAACCTATTATGGCTGTACCATAACTATTGTTGCCTTGATCTTGATAAGATATAATAATCATGTTTGACTGGTTGGGGTCAAAGGCTACTGAAGGACTCCAAGTACTCCCTGTTTCAAATATAACCCTTGTACCAAAACTAATGGCAGTACCTGAGATTGAACCTATAACAATCACTCCCTCGTATGTTGTTCTTTCTCGAAAAACTACTGCAAACTTACCAGAGTTAATAGGGTCAAAGGCCAATTTGGGTCTAGCAGTACCAAAGACACCTGCATCAATAAGATAGTTGGACCCAAACGATATGGTAACACCTGATACTGTACCTACAATTGCGTATAGATAGCTATTGGTGCCGTAAACTACTACGAACTTTCCTGCATTAAGAGGGTCATAAGCCATTTTAACGCCATCGATACTTGATGGAAAAAAGTCTGCAGCACTACCTGCTGGTATAGCTTCAGGGTAACCTGTCGCAGGGCTGGTGGTGCCAGCTACCTCAACAGTACCATCGGCTTTTAGTATCACAGGTGCACCATTAGGTAATACACCTGATGCTACGAAGTCTGCTGTACCTGTAGTTTCCCATGAAGCAGCAGTTCCATCTGTTGTAAGAGACTTACCCGCTTGTCCTGTCTGTACTGGTAGTGATACTGGGGCTGGTTGCCAACTGGCTGAACCTTCTGTAGACCCTGCTGTTAGTAATTTACCATCGTTAGTAGTCCCTGTGGGTGGCACTGATACTAAGCCCGAGTACTGGGTGTTTGTAGCATTGTCACCTGTGTTATCGCCTGAAGTAGTACCTGAGCCTGTCACTGTACCGTTTGCGGTGGCCCCAGTTGCAATACCATCCAGCTTACCCTTATCTGTACCTATCAGTAGGCCAGCTAAGGTTGTCGTAGCAGCAGGTAGTGTTGCATCAGTACCATCAGAAGATGTCACTGTGCCAGTGGTTGCCGCTGTTGTATAGCCTAAGTCGGTAGTGATATTATGGTCTATATCAGACACTTTAGCAGTGTTGATTACATGCTCATCGTACATCGCTTTGGTCATTAAACCTGCAACTAAAGTGGTTGCCTCTCCGATAGCTACGTTATTACCATCTGAACTGTTGATTGTTACATCAGTAGTGGTTGCTGTTTTACTTAAGTCTGTAGATACGTTAGTAGCTAAACCTGAGTAATTACTGTTTGTAGCATTGTCGCCTGTGTTGGTGCCAGACTGATTACCAAGGTTAGTTACTTGTGCATCGGTAAATGCGTTTGTCTGTGCATTGGATTCATACGATGACTTGATCGACGCAGCATCAAGGTTCTTGTTAACTATCGTCCAATGATCAGTGGTCGTTGGATCATCCTGCTCCGATATTAGAACATCACCTATTTCAAGTGTTTCTGAAAAGAACAAAGCGCCAGCCACAGTCACTGTGTACATGTCACCTTTGGTAATACCTGTTGGAGTTGTGTCTAAGTTAGGGGTATTAGTGGATGCATCATAACTGCCTACATACTCCACACTTGAAGCCACTTTACCATCAACATACGCTTTGACTGACTGTTGTGTAGGTACTTTAGTTGCCGAGTTTGTTACTAGAGTGTCTTCACCAATCACAAAACTCATTTCTGAGGTACTTGTGTCTGAGTTCATCACTGCGCCAGCAGTGTCAACGTTTGTAGGGTCTGTTACATCTGCTGCTATTTCAATATTATCCAGCTTTGTACCATCCACAGAGACATTGCGCGATCCTATTTCGCGTATTCTTTCTATTGCATCTCTTGCCTTACCCATTATTTTGTCTCCTGTTATGACTTAAGCAGCGTTAAGTGCGTCAATCTGTGCTTGTAACTCAGCAATCTGAGCTACCTTTGGGTCTACCCAATCAGCGACCTCGGTCCACACAGTACCATCGAAGGTATAACGTCCACCCTGCCAATCTGCTGGAGGTGTTACGCCTGAGTGAATAGTAGCGTTGGTTGAGTTTAAGTCACCAATGACGAAGTGAGGACAAGTGATGTTATCAGTAGTCGCCACCAGATCATGAGCATCGTCAAAGGTGTAAGCAGAGACATTGTTAGAGTTGAGTGTAATAGTTTTCATGGTTTAAAGGTCCTTGAGTAATAGAGTTGTAGCTGAGAGCGCCTTACCTGCGTTCACAGATATAGAGTCTGCTGTAGTGGCGAAAGTACCGTCCTCTTGGACGTAGTAAGTTGAGCCTATTGTTAGGCCAGTTTGGTTAGTTGATACACCACCTCGTAATGCAATGGTAGCTTCTTCAGCGTTAGTGTAGGCTTTTGTTGATGTACCTATGAAGTTTGAGGCCGTTAGGTTTGTAGGGCCTGTAGTGGCTATTTGACCTACTGTAGCAGTGCCATAGCCAGAGTTACCACTGTCCTTATAAGCAACAACAAACTTTCTTGCATTATAAGGATCAAAGGCTACTGAGTTGTAGTCTGATACGTCACTATTAAACACATGATCAGCACTAAAGGAGATAGTAGTTCCTGAGACTGTACCTACTATTGCTGTACCGAAGTTTGAGTTACCACCATCCCGATAAGTAACAACAAAATTATTGGCTGTGTTAGGGTCAAATGATGCTGATATGTAGCCCGTTGCACCACTATTAAAGACATACTCAGTACCAAAGGAGATGGCAGTTCCTGATACTGTTCCAACTATATTTGTACCGTAGTTTGAGTTACTCTGATCCAGATAAACAACTACAAACTTTCCTGCTGTGTTAGGGTCGAAGATCAGGGAGATGTAGAAGGTCGCGCCACTATTAAAAGTATACCTAGTACCAAAGGATAGTGTAGTTCCTGACACTGTTCCAACTACAGTCTTACCATAGCCTGAGCCATAGGCATCATCCTGATAAGCAACTACAAACTTTCCTGTTGTATTTGGGTCAAAGGATGCTGAGGTGTTTTGGGTTGCGGTACTATTAAAGACATACTCAGCACTAAAGGAGATGGTAGTTCCAGATAGTGTACCCACTACTGCTGTACCATAATCAGAGTTACCACCATCCCGATAAGTAGCAACAAAACTTCCTGCTGTATTAGGGTCAAAGGCTACTGAGATGTCGTAGGTGTAACTACTATTAAAGATATACTCAGCACCAAGGGATATTGTAGTTCCTGAGACTGTTCCAACTATAGCTGTACCCTTGCCAAAGTTACCATGATCCGCATAAGCAACAACAAACTTTCCTGCTGTATTTGGGTCAAAGGCTACTGATATTTGTTGGGTGTTATCACTATTAAAGATATACTCAGCACCAAAGGATATTGTAGTTCCTGAGACTGTTCCGACTGCAGCTGTACCGAAGTTTGAGTTATCCACATCCCTATAAGCAACAACAAACTTTCCTGTTGTGTTGGGATCAGAGGCTACTGAGATGGATTGGATTTGCCCATTAAAGACAGTCTCAGCACCAGTAGTAATGCTAATAGGGGCATTAGTATTAACAGCCTCAACAGTTCCATCAGCTTTTAAGATTACTGGGGCACCATTGGGTAAGGTGCCACTGGCTACAAAATCTACTATTGCTCCACCCCCTCCTGATGGGAGTAATTTACTTAGTATGCTCATACGGACAATCCTTTAAGTTTTAGTGTTGTGGCGTTTAACGCCTTACCGATATTGACCGCAGGAGAAGTGGATACTGTTGACACTGTGCCGTCTGCTTGGATGTAGTAAGTCGAGCCTACTGTTAGGCTTGATTGGTTGGTCGATACGCCACCCTGTAGAGTTATTGGGCCTGTGGCTGTGTTGGAGATAGCTTTTGAGGTTATGCCTACGAAGTTTGAGGCCGTTAGGTTTGTAGGGAATGTAGTGGCTAATTGACCTACTACTGCTACCCCATGACCAGTGTCATAGTAACCCCCCAATCCCCAATCCTTATAAGCAACAACAAACTTTCCTGTTGTGTTGGGGTCAAAGGATATTGAAATGAGGTCTGTACGACTACTATTAAGGACATTAACGCCCAAAAACGATATGGTAGTTCCTGAGACTTGTGCAATTATAGCTTTACCATATTCTGAGTTACTATCATCCTGATAAGCAACAACAAAACTTCCTGCTGTGTTTGGATCAAAAGCTACTGAGATGTATTCAGTGACCCCACTATTAAAGATTGCATTTTGACCAAAGGATAGTGTAGTTCCAGAGACTGTTCCAACTTTAGCTGTACCATAGTAAGAGTTAGGGCTATCCTGATAAGCAACAACAAACTTTCCTGCTGTATTAAGATCGAAGGCTAGGCAGGGGAAGCTGGTGACCCCATTACTAACAAAGGAATAATTAGAGCCGAAGGAGATAGAGCTTCCAGAGACTGTTCCAACTATAGCTGTACCCTCGAAAGCGTAACCCACAGCATCCTGATAAACAACAACAAACTTTCCTGCTGTGTTTGGATCAAAAGCTACTGAGATCTCGTTTGATGTGCCACTATTAAAGACATACTCAGCACCAAAGGATAGTGTAGTTCCAGATAGTGTACCAATTACTGCTGTGCCGTAGCTAGAGTTAGACTGATCCCTATAAGCAACAACAAACTTTCCTGTTGTGTTGGGGTCAAAGGATATTGAGATGTAGACGGTCGTGCCACTATTAAAGACATACTTAGCACTATAAGATATTGTAGTTCCTGATACTGTACCTACTATTGCTGTGCCGTAGTTAGAGTTAGACAGATCACTATACACAACAACAAACTGTCCTGCTGTATTAGGGTCAAAGACTACTGAGATGTCGTTTGATGTGCCACTATTAAAGACATACTCAGCACCGAAGGAGATGGCAGTTCCTGACACTGTTCCTATTACTGCTGTGCCGTGGTATGAGTTAGACTTATCCCTATAAGCAACAACAAACTTTCCTGCTGTATTAGGATCAAAAGCTACTGAGATGTATGCTGCGGTATTAGCATTAAAGACAGTCTCAGCACCAGCAGGGATGCCAGTGGGGGAACTATTACTAATAACCTCAACAGTGCCATCAGCTTTTAGGATTACAGGGGCACCATTAGGTAAGTTGCCATAGGCAACAAAGTCCATTACCTTCCCTGCACCCCCCGCTGGGAGTAACTTGGATAAGGTGCTCATCTATATGCTCCAGCCAATTGTACTATTCACGTAGGTCATTACAACCTCTGCAAAATTCTTATCAAAGGTTAGGTCAGTTGCTGCACTGGCAATGTTTGAACCATTACGAGCTACAGTAAATGGGGTGGCTGCTGCTACACCTGTACCATCTTTGATGATGACATAGTTACCAACACTAGGGTTTACGGGTAAAGTGATTGTGATACCCCCTGCTGAGACTACATGATTACTAGCGTTAGTGGCTGTTACGCTTGTACCTGTGATAACAGGTGTTGCTACGTTATCTAGTTTAGTACCATCAGCTGCTACATCCCGGCCATCAAAGGTACTGTTGGTTGTTATAGCGCCTGTCATAGCTCCACCTGACTTAGGTAAAGCATTAGTAGCTAGTACACCATCAGCTGCTACATTACGACCATCAAAAGTGGAGTTAGTTGTTATAGCTCCTGTCATAGCTCCACCCGACTTAGGTAAAGCTGAATTAGTAGCTGCTATCGATGCGTAAAGAGCATCTGACTCTGCTCTATTATAATGATCTGCTAATGCAAACACACCAAAAGAATGTATGAACACCACATCGTTTAGAGTAGCACCTGCAACTAACTCGACAGTAGATCCGTTGGTTGCTGTATAGTCCGCTGCATCTAAACGTATACCGTTAAGGAATACTTGCAGATGACCTACATCATATGTAGCAGTGAATATCTCCTGATCTGCGGTAGCTGTATGTTGAACGGAGTTATCAATTCCATTGACTGCCCCACTAGCATTAATGAAGCCAGAACCATCATAGACTTTCATTTTGTTATTAGCTTCATCGAACCATAAATCACCTTCGTCTGGTGAGGTAGGCTCCACTGCTTGCGACACGTATTGCCCAATGAATGTGGCTAGTGAGTTTGCTGCTGTAGTGGCATGACCCCCTGCGTTAAATTCTGCAGTCTCCGCGTTAGTCTCTGCAGTCTCCGCGTTAGTCTGTGCTAACTCTGCTGCTATCCGTGCTGCATCAGCTGCATCTATGTCTGCATTAACCAATAATAAATTGTCGTTTGAGTCTTGGGCGAATGCACCACCTATTGCAAGACCATCTGCATTGCTAGTCATAATATCTCCTTAAACCAATGCGCTGGTGTAGATAGTTCTAATGTTAGCTCCACGCACTAATCGGCGTTTCTCTTCCGTATTTAATGAGTCTATCTCGGACTTAAACATTTTCTCATAAGTATCAGCAGCTGCCATATCATTTAAATAGACACTAGCATACCTTAGTGCGCCAAAGAGAAAGGCCTTCTCGTTATCATCCCGTAACCAATTGTATATTTCTACGGAGGTATCTGTTGTCAGAGCGTCTAATGCGAATAATCTACGGTAGTAATGTAATTCATAAATCTCCCCCTCAATTACTGGGGGGTTCAACTTTAGGTTATTACCCTTACGGGTAAAATACTTGTAGTTAGGTTTGTGTGCATAATCATCGTCAAAGGAAGTAAGCTCAACCTTATCATTATAGATGTCATACTTGTTGCTACCTAAACTCTTTGCTAAACGTATTAGTTCTGTGAAGTTACCGGGTATTGCTAGGTTGTTTGCGGCTGCATTGGCAGCGCTTATGGTCACAAGTAACGTTGCTTCTAGGGGTGGTACGCGTAATGACTTGTAAGAATCATCAGCTGCTTTCTGCATGAATGAACCAATCAAATTATTTGACACAGTATCTTCATCACGGTTTAACCAATCACGTATATCGTCTGCTAGGTTAATAAGTGCAGGGTGTGCAACTTTGTATGCGGTATAAGTGCTGTCAGTTGATGCTGGGATTGTTAAAGCCATTAGCTTCTCCTTATGTATTCAAGAGAAGTTTTGGATACTCACTCTTAAGTATGTGTCTAAGTTTACGACCATTGGCCGGGTGATGCATAAAATCCGGGGCATGTAAATCTATCCCGTATTTTGTTAAAATTTCTATTGCAACGACATCTGGTATCGTAGCTATCTTTCGGTATTTCTTGGATTTACCATGTACTTCTTGATATGCTCTATCTAAAGCAGTTTGATCTAAAATCCCACTGATATCCTGAGATACCTGTGTTTTAAAAGAATTTCCTTCGAATATAATTTCGTCCTTCAGACTCATCTTCATCTCCAAATTAAAAAAGCCCTGTAAGTAAAACTTAATTTACCCACAGGGCTATAACTAGGTATCTCTACTTAGTTAGACCAACGATAACACCTGAACCTTTAGGGTTACGACACTCTAAAGTACACTCTTCAACCATAAGGCCGACAGTGGAGTCACCTTGCTGACCCACATCTACTTCCTGCATAGGACGTAGAGATGAGATGTTCCACCACATTGGATCATAGATCAAAGCAGTAGAGTCAGCAGCAGCGAAACCAGCAGAAGCAGAATTACCAGTTACTTGCTTAGGTGCTAGACCCATCAAGTAGTTAGGTACAACCATGATGTCACCGAAGTCAGACATGTACATCTCAACTGATTGGCGTAGCTTACCATCGTCAACAGAACGACGGGCGTTACCTACAGAACCAGCTCCAGTAGAAGTAGTTGCACCAGCAGCTTGTGCCTTAGCAGAGAACTCACGACGTAGAGAAGGAGATACCATTAACTTAGTGGCTTTACCACCAGCTTCATAGATCTTCTGCATGGTTTCGTCAACCTGAGATAACTCAAGCTTACCGAAGGTAACAGCGTTGGTGCCAGTAGCAGCAGCAGGGAGTGTAGTTTCACCACCTATAGCTGAGATAGTACCAACACCATCGCCAGTACCAGCAACAGTTGCAGCACTAGTAACGTTACCAGAGTCTACAAATGACAAGAAGCCAGCTGAACGACGGATAGCACCACCAGTGTTAGCACCAGCATCAGTACCAGCAGCAGTAGAACCGCCAATATAGTTAGTTGCATGGATGTCGAAGTCACGACGCATTTCTGTGCCACGCTTCTTCAATTGATAAGAGTACTCATCAGCCACACCAGCTTGGTCTACAGCACGTTTGGTGCCAGAAACTTTAAGTTGCTTGGAGTTGATTTGAGTATAGTTGCCCAAACGAGCACGAGCATCTGGATTCTGAAAAGTAGAACCGATGTCAGTTCCTTCAGCAACAGTAGACTGTCGAACAGTATCTAGTTCGTCAGTGTTCCATTCGTGAAAGATTGCAGTCGCTTTGTTTTTACCGATTGAAGAAGTAAACGGAGTCTCATCACGAGTAATCATCGAGATAAAGTTCGCCAAGTCTTCTTTTTCGGTAATAGCGTTAGTATTTGCGCCTTTAGGGCCTGTAGAAGTATAATTAGGCATTTTGCTATTTTCCTATTAGATATTAAAATTTAACTTAACGACCGTTGAGTAAGAATTATGCGCAGCTTATATATCTTGGTAAGAGGGCTTGCCTCCATCTCCATATATATTATTCACATCCATCTACGTTGCAGAGTTGAGAACAGCCTCTGGTCAAATTACTGCTCTCTCTTCTGTAATTACTTTATTGGTAGGGGGTATATACCGCCATCTCGTAATTAGTTTTGTACTGTTAAAGAGTCTCTGTCTCTAAGCTTCTTTCTTGGGGCGACCTACACCCCGAGGTATTTCAGCTTTTACACCTTGTACCTCTTCTTTTAGTTGCAATAATAACAGATTTACATAGTAAAGCTGCGGTGCAATAGTGCGAGCACGCCCTTCGTTATAGGTAATTTCCCTCAATAAGGGTGCTCTTTGACGCTCTAGAATTTCTATAGCCTTATTTAGCTGTTCAATCATTATCGTTCTCCTAGTGATCTAGCCGCCAAGGAACGTAAGAAATCTTTTTCATCGTTAGCATCACCATTTCCTGATAATACTTTGTTTCGATTAGACAATTTCTTTGTCTGGCTTTTCTGAAGTGAACTTTGTCCTTTTTTAGGTGGAGCTTTTTTGGTTGTAACCTTGGCTCGTTTCTTAGCACCTGTGGACACATTAGTCTTCATACGTCTATAACCATCTACAAATTTAATGATTGCTGGGTCTGTAACCACGTTTAATAGTGATTCAGGTAACCCTTCTTCTAAAGCAAATTCTCGTACAGCGGTAGCTACAGATTCGTCCCAATCTGATATATGCTCATGGATAGTGGCATTAAAACGTTCCACACCCTTAGCTAACATCTGTTGGTCAATACCAGCTTGCTGTGCCTGTGCATTAGAGGTAATAGCCTCTCGTTGCTTACGGGCACCCCAGTATTGTTCTTGAGCTTCGCCTAATTTGTCTTTAAGTTCAGAAGCGGCATATGTATCTCCATCATCACGAGCGGTTTCCCGTTCTTTTTCAATAGATACATACTGCCCTTCCCAGTACTTCTCGTTAGCCATTAGCTGCTCAGATGCTGCTGAGGCCAACGCGTTTATCTCTTGATTATAAGTAGTCTTCTCGGCTTCAAACTTTTTACGTTCTTCACCGAATTCACGACCCTTGGCACCCAAAGATTGTTCAGTACTGTAACCTTTAATTACATCATTGACGGACACAACATGTTCCTGTCCATCAATCTTAACACTTACTAGCAGATTATTCAGATCATATTCATTAGGATCCAAAATATCCCCGACGGGGTCATCCGCAGAATCTTCATCGTCATCCTCATCAGAGGCGACCTCTTCTTCTTCTTCATCAGACTCTTCATCGATAGCTTCATCGTTTTCATCATCTGTTTCTACATCGTCTAATTCCTCAGACTCATCAGTGCTAGTATCTTCTGTGTCCTCATCAAGCTCAGGTACACCATCTACTGCTTGGTTCATAAATTCACTAGATTGCATCACTTTTTCAAAAGCTGCATCTTCTAAATTAGCGCCATCCGAGGGGGTAGGGTCTAAAATGATAGCCATTAATCTTCTCCAACAGAGTCATCGGACTCCTTATGTTTCATGTCATCCATCACGGGTACATTCTTACCATACATCTCTTGCTTGACTAATTGTTCTTTGACAGAACCTAAAGCCATAGCACATGAGTATAGAAATTCTCGTGTCTTTGTCTCGTGAGGCTCTGTTTTGAGCCACTGAGTAAAGTATGTCACTAGAATCTCACCATATGAAGACATAAAGAATTCATCTAATACTCTAGATGTAAACTCAGACTCCACATGGGCATTACGTGCCAACACATCAGGGTGAATCTTATGACTACCATGATTTGCTGTATTAGCTAAACGTCTTTTAGCTACTTCTTCATATTCCTTACGCATTTTAGTTACCTTATTGCGGAGGTTGACCTTGCATCATCTTCTTGATGGCTTGCAAAGCTTGTTCAGGCTCAATGCCCATCTGCCGAACAGCATCATCTAAGACACCGCCCTTGTTCTGAGGTATTCCCATGCCACTAATAAGTTGCATAGCCTGTTGAATCGTCTGATTCATATCAGGCTTTTGAGGAGGTTCAACCTCATTTTTCAAAGCTTCTTGACGAAGCTTTTCCCATTCTTGATTATGCTTATCCATTGCCACAGCTAATTGCTTAGTGTTATCCTGAATAGCATTACTTGATTGTACGTTAGTGTAAGCGACATTAGCTTTCGCTAAGTCCATTTGCGCTGTTTCAGCTTCCTTAGCCAATTGCTTAGCTTCTTCAGCTTCTTTTTGCTTTTTATCAGCATTGCCTTTAGCTTTTTCTTTAAATTCTTCAGAATTATAATCCTCTATATAGTCTAATGGATTTTCATCTAAGGAAGACAATAGATTATTTGCTAATACTGCAGTAACATCAGGGCGTAAAATCATTTCCTGACCACCTTCTCGTATGAGAGGTAATAACTGAGTTGCAATCATTGTAAGCTTATCACGCTTATTAGCATTACTATTCTCGCCCAAGTCTACATCTACTAACATATCCATGTGTGCAGGCAACTTATCGATGTCTACATTTGCATAAACACCAGTATAGTTAGGTGTCATAGCTTTCTTCATGTTTTTGCGCATAGTGTAATAAACACCAGTTGCTAAACGCTTAAAGCCAGTCTCTGCAAATATACGTGCAATATGTTGTATACGCTTTTGAGCTGCAGTCTGAGTCATTGCTAACTTAGTTTCAGAGTTACCTGACACATAAAGTTCATCATTTAAACCCTGTGCAGCCTTGGACATACCAGTGGCTTGTTCTTTATGTGTTTGCAAATGTTGCAATAAAGGTACAGTACCAGTACTAATAGTTTCAGGTTGCAACATAGCTACAGCGCCTTGAGGAGCACCATTAGTTGCAATAATATCTTTAGGCTTCATGTTCTGCAATGCAGAGAAGTCTACAACATTGGGATCAGCCAAACGAGGACTGTAGTTTGTTAAGTAAGTATTCTCAACAAAGCCCCTTAGAATTGCAGTAGATGCCAAGGTAGAGCTACGTGTCATATCTGCTACAGATAAACCATAAAACTCATAAGGTACTTCGAAAGGACATATAGATGCTAAAGCAATAGAGTCTACATCTTCTTCAAACAATAAATGTTTACCTGCAACAATCATATGCTTGAGTTCAGCAATACCATCACCGTCCCGATCTACTTTAATCCAACACTCAGTTAGAGTAACGATCTGGCTAGCTTCTAAATCACTATAATCATCACGAGAATTAGTAGCGTGATATGATTGGCCAGTAACTTCTTTACGAGCAGCAATTTCTTGAGAGTACTCATTTGACCAGTTTTCATCACCTAGGTCATCCCAGTCATCAATATCTTTAGCGACATCTGGATACTCAGATCTAATCTCACTACGTGTAAGTTCTAACTCAATACCTACAAAGGCCGCAGTATCTAGGCTAGTAGCATCTCGGCTAATACGAAAGTTTTCTTGAGGAATATTCTCAATCTTAACACGACTCTTGTCTATCTTTTTCTTTAAACGAACATCAGAATAATACACACCGTCAGTACGAGGTGAGACAAGCAAGTCCCCTGCAATCTCAATGTCTGGTTCGCCCAGCTTTTCATCCAAGGATTCTTGGCTAATCTCATCAAATTCTTCATATTCGTATTTAAAATCTTCTACATAATCCCAGCGGATAATTGAGTTCTTCCAGAGCAAGGAGGCCTTGATCCAGGTATTTAATAAATTCCAACCATCGTTCTTCTTAAACACACAATAGTTTACAACATCAGAAGCATCCTGTGCGGCTTTTAATGCAGCAGGGGTTTGATCATAGGGTGTAAACCTTGCTATCTTTTCATTGTTCAACATCAACTCTGAGATTACAGCGAGGTAAGCTTCGATTGTTTCAGTAGTGTCTGATGACACAATACCTGATACACCTTCAGGTGCTAAGTGACCTAGAGGTAAACCTGCGTATTCGTATGTTGCCATACGCCTTTCGCGTGTAAGATCAGATGAGTTAAGCCAACTGCCTGTGGAACCTTTAACTCCACTCTCTATAAGCATTAATAGAGATTCATCATCTACCTTTTCAAACTTCTTCTTTGCCATATTCTGTCTCCGAGATTAGGCCATGCAAACTATCTCTGTATACAACTATACAGTCTTTTCATTTCGGTATGTATTAATAGCATACTTACCATTTTTTTCATTCTTAGCACTACGTGCAATCTTAGCACTATAGGTTTTATCGTAAGTTTCTTTGTTACGACCAGAAGGTTCACCCTTAACATTTTTAGTAGGTATCCACTTAGTCATTACTTTCCTCCACATGTTCAACAACTTTTAATTGTTGTAATGCTGTAGCTAACTCATCGTCTGTTAAATCTTTAACATCAACAGCAGTTGTTACCACATCTCTGCGGGTAAGCTTAGGTGCTTCATACTCAGCAACCATAGCAGCTAATCGACCAGCTTCTACATCATCACCTGACTGCATAGCCTTTACCATAAGGAGTTTTAATACATCTAATCCTTTAGGTGCTTGCCCAGATACTTCGTATCCAATAGAATCTAGAGCCTTAACAAAGAGACCTAGCTCTTTGATCTCTGCTCTACGCTTAGCTTTAGTAGCTTGACTCTTTTCTCTAGCTTCTACAGAAGAGGCCCTATCTCTAAACAAAACTAAGTTCTCACCTCCGGGATGAGCCATAGCTCTTTTTTGCCCATCAGTGAGATTCTCAGCGTGTTCTTCCGGAGTAACAGGTACGTACTTAGGATACGAATTAGTACCCGGAACTTTAAGGTCTTTCTTACTAGGTTTCTTTGGTTTATCAGTCATCATCATCTCTCAGGCTCTATAGCCAATTTGAATCATTAACATAGTGTAGATTCTTTTGCTTCCAAGATACTCTGTTCCCAGCTAATTTATCAGCATGAGTTCTTAGCACTTCTAATCCTATAGCTACTGCAATAACAGTATCATCATGACAACCCGGTAAGGCTCCTGTTGATCCATTCTCATTAGACACATAAGATTTAAGCTCTGATATCATATGTTTACTAGGTAGACCAATGTCTTCATCTTCAATAGCTCTCTTCAAATAACCTATAATCATAGGTTTAGAGGCACTAGTGGTTCTGAATCCCGGTCGATCTCCCTCAGTATTATCCATGTTAGCAGCTTTAGTCTGATAATATAGATTCACATAGTTCATCTGTTTTAATCTGTTTAGGGTGGCAATACCCATAGAGTTGGATTCTACAGCTAGCAGAGCATTATTGAAATATCTGCCTAGGTAGAATAACACATCTCCGAATAACGATGGGTCAACTCTATTGTTCCTATACATAGCTATCACTTGACGTTCTGTGTCCATAACAGTAGCTGTTGAATAGTCCTGACCAACCCCTAGGGATACGTCAGCGGATACAATATAATTGGATTCCCAATCGGGGTACTGCCACAACTCTAAACTACCTTCTCTTCCCTCATCAAATACACCCGCTTGTAAATTAAATACACGGGTAGATATAGGAGTAGATGGTAACAATTTATTAACAATCTCAGGATCAAATACAGATGAACCAGATACTAAAAAGGCTTCTTCAGGATTAGCAGGATACTCTTGCTTAAACTTTAAAGCACCACCTTCAGCAATCTTTAAACGTCTCCAATACATCTGGTCATCGTTTAAGTCATAATCATCTTTATACTTTTCTTCATCTAAATCTAATTCAAAGGCTGGAGGAGCTTCTCTCATATATTCTGGAGTTAAGAAC